TAGGACTATGGCAGCTGGATTAGGTTTTAAGACCTTTACTACTGGCGAGGTACTTACGGCAGCTGACACTAACGGCTACCTAATGCAAGGCGTGTTGGTGTTTGCCTCAGCGGCGGCCCGAGATGCAGCTATTACTGCACCGCAAGAGGGACAGTTTGCCTACCTCAAAGATACAAACGTGACTACTTACTACACAGGTAGCGCCTGGACTAACTTAGATACAACAGGTATGACTAACCCGATGACTACTACTGGCGATATGGTTTATAGCTCTAGTGGGTCAACACCTGCCCGTTTAGGGATTGGAACTACTGGCCAAGTTATTACAGTTGCAGGTGGCATACCGTCCTGGGCTACACCTAGTGGTTCCGCATTTGTTGGTGCTTATGCTTATCGAACAAGCGATTTAACAATAGGTGCAACGACAGACACAGTTGTCACATTACCTTCTGAAGATTTCGATACTGATGCTTTTCATAGCACAAGCACAAATACAGGCAGAATAACAATTCCAGCGGGCAAAGCAGGAAAATACGCATTTGATGCTTATGCTTTTTTAAGCACTAGCCCAGGTGCTTACGGTAGATTAAAAATCTATAAAAATGGAACCGCCGTTGGTTTAGGTCTAAAAGACGGAACACTTCAAGGATTAGACGGACTTGGTTATTTAAGCGCGCAAGGTTCTATAATCTTAAATCTTGCCGTTGCTGATTATGTCGAAATTGGGTTTTTTACACAAAACTCTTGCACTTGCGCTTTTGCTTATCTTTCCGCACAATACTTAGGAGCATAAAATGGCAGAGATCTATTTAGATTACAACAAACTTATCAACTCTGAACAATTAGGCAAAGAATTAAATGGCGTAACAGTCACTCTTGTTGATGATAAATTGCGTTTTGTTGGTGATATTACTGAGGAACAAGCAACGGCTAAACTAGCAGCCCATAAACCTTTACCAATGCCTGAACCAACTGTGGCAGATAAATTAGCTAGCGTTGGGCTATCGGTTGCAGACCTCAAAGCTGCTTTAGGTCTGTAGCACAATTCCCCAAGATTGTTTTATAAACTAAAAGAAAGTAACAAAATGCAAACAAGCTATAACGGCTGGCCAGCATCTAAGGATCAGGCCGAGATAGGCGTTAAGCCTTTTAAGGTAGAAGGCACAAACCTTAAAATCCGCTGCGCTGAAAAGGTAGCGCCGTTGCTTATTAACTTTGCTAAAGAGTTTAACGAGCTAATAGAGCCAATAGAAGGCGGCACGTTTGACGATTGGGGCTATGCCTACAGAGACGTAAGAGGTGTGCCAGGCAAACTAAGTAACCACGCAAGCGGTACAGCTATAGACCTAAACGCAACTAAACACCCTTTAGGCAAGGTAGGCACGTTTGAGGCTAGCAAGGTACCTATGATCCGTGCCCTTGCTAAAAAATACGGGCTAACCTGGGGCGGGGATTGGACTAGAAAAGATGAAATGCACTTTGAGATAGCTTTAAGCCCTGAAAAGGTCAGGGTTTTAATTACTAAGTTAGGAATAGAAAATGCCAACTAGCGCACAAGTAACAGTAACTACTACAGCTACATTATTAGTAGCAGCTAACATTATGGACCAAACCGTATGGCTACATAATCTAGGCGGCGGCGCTGTGTATTTAGGCGATGCCAACGTAACTACAACTAACGGATACAAACTAGATAATGGCGATAAAATGCAGGTGCCTGTAGGTGACAATGAAGGCCTTTACGGTATTACGGCATCATCAAGCCATACGATTGCAGTATTAAGACAAGTCAACTAAGGGGCATTTAAGGAGCAATACAATGCAAGAGCAACTAAAGGCTGCGGCCTTGTCTTACCTACGTGCAGCTCTATCGTGCGTGGGCGCGCTGTATCTATCAGGTATTACAGACCCTAAAGTACTAGCTAATGCTTTTCTAGCTGGGCTAATTGGGCCAGTACTTAAAGCTATAGCACCTAATGAAAAGCAACTCGGGATAGGCGCTAAGTAAGTGTCACAGGCCCAGGCATACATAGCCGTAGCTTTGGGGATTGCTACGCTTTCAGGGCTTATGGCTGGGCTTGTGCGGCACCTTGTTAAGTATTACCTATCTGAGTTACGCGATGACGGCAACGGCGGGCATAACCTTAAAGGTAGGGTAGAGCGTATAGAGATACGCGTAGATAAGATTTACGAGCTGTTGCTAGAGGAGAGACTCGCTAAGTAGGGCGTGTCGCGTTGTCTTTTGTCGGTGGGTAGGTTCATACTTTAACTACACACGCCGAGAGGGCTACTCGGATAAGTAGCGCATCGGCCTTAACAAAGGGCGAAAGATGAACAGTTTAGATCTAATGGTAGTAGGTATGGTTTGCCTGTTTATGGGCTTATTTATCTACGCAGCTTATGAAATGGGCTACAAAGTAGGCCTGGGTGAAGGCTACCTACGTGGCCGTAATATTGCTAAGGCACTAAAAGAGGCTGAGGCCAAGCGATGAGTAATTTCTTAGAGGGCTACGAGGATGTCAACGCCAGGATTATCAGAGCGCGTGCCGAATATCCCACGCTACGTTTAGTGGCATATATCGAGGATATAGACATAACAAAAGGTTATATTTTAGTTAAGGCTGAGGCCTACAAAGAGTACGAAGATCATCTACCTAGCGCTGTTGATTATGCTTTTGAGATGCGTAGTGACCGTGGGGTTAACCTGCATTTTTGGGTAGAAAACGCAGTAACAAGCGCTTACGGCAGAGTTATAGGCCTGTTAACACCTGGCGGTATTGCTCGCAGTACAAAGCAGGATATGGAAAAGGTAGAGGCTCTTAGCACTAAAGACGTAGCACCTGTTAGCGATGATTTATGGGCTACTACACCTGTAGCACAGACCATAGAGGCAGTTAAAAACGAACTAGGCGGCATCTACCTACAGGGCAAACCTGAGTGTAAGCACGGTGCCCGCGTTTGGCGCACAGGCACTAGCGCTAAGACAGGCAAAGAGTGGGGCAATTACAGCTGTATCGAAAAGAGCAAGGCAACACAATGTGACCCCGTTTGGTATATGCAGACATCTACAGGTTGGGCGCCCCAGGTATGAGCGAGAGCTACGAGTTAATTAACCTCAAAGAGATGACAGGCAAACTCTTTGTTAACGGTGAGTTAGCAGCTGAGTACAAGGTTGAACAATGCGATAAGTGCGCTCTTGTGGCACAACTAGATAAGTTTGGCTATCAAAAAAACAGCTATGAAAACATTATATGGTTTTGCAAAGGCTGCCGATGATAGACACAGAGCAAGAGCTATTTAACTACATCAAGGGCCGTTACCTAGAGGATCTAACTAAGTCATCTGACCAATATGAGTACCACGATGCTACTAGCACCCTGTATAGGCTGCATATAGAGCTAAAATGCAGGCACACCCATTACGATAATCTGCTCATAGAGCAAGATAAATATGATGCGCTAATGCAACAGGCTAAGCGCCTGGGCTTTACGCCCTTTTACGTTAATGCCACACCTAAGGGCATTTACGCCTTTAACCTGCGTAAGATAACGGTTAAGTGGTCAGTTAAAAGGCTGCCTGCTAAGACAGATTTTGACTCTCAGGGCCAGGTTGACAAGACCGTGGCCCTTTTGCCTATCTCAGAGGCGGTTCAGCTATGAGTGAGTTAATACGTTTTGAGTGCCGTAGCTGTAAGAAAATAACAGAGCAGATAGAGCGCATAGTTACAGATAACCTGCCTGCTAACGTAAAAGTCTTACAATGCAAGGTATGTAGCAAAATGAGCGTTTGCCTATTGGTTAATTATGCCGATGTATGAGTATGAGTGTATTAGCTGCTCAATACGCTATGAGGTACAGCGATCTATACACAATGTAAACATACCTAAGTGCTGTGGCTTTGATATGCGCCGTATTTATGACCCAGTAGGTGCCATATTTAAGGGCACAGGTTGGGGCAAGGATGCTAAATAGTTATCCACAGGAGTTATCCACAGGCACTAATAACTGTGGAAACACGCCCAACAGTACGCTCAATGTTGCAGCCTGTTTGACAAGGCGTGTAGCATCACAACTCGCTGGCGAGCCGCTGAGGCGGATAGCTCGCAGGCGTAGTTTGGTGCTTTTGGCCGTGCTTTGTGTAATTGGGATTACGCCAGCTAATGCAACTGATCCAAGCAAAGAAAACTACAAGATATATGCACATCTAAAGCTATTAGATGATAAACAATACAGATGCCTGGTTACCTTATGGCGTATGGAAAGCCAATGGTCACCTACAGCTAAGAATAAAAAGAGCAGCGCATACGGCATACCTCAGCTGCTAAAGATGAAAGAGACTAACCCATATAAGCAGATAGACTTAGGATTGAAGTATATTGCTAAACGTTATGGCAATCCTT